TTACCCTGCGATACCATCAGCAATCGCTTTTGCAATCTTTTTGTATCCAGTTTTCTTATATAGATCATAGTCATCTTTATCATCGACAAAACATACTTCGACTAAAATCGCTTTATTAATCGTATGATTAAGATAATATAAACCGCCTGTTGTTTTGATTCCACGGTTTGTAAATCCAAGTTTTTTCATGTTTGCAAGGATTCTGTTACCTGCAGCCTTTTTAATACCTTCTTCCTTTGTACACCAGATTTCTGTTCCTGCTACTTTCTTATCTCCTTTTCTGTCGTTGCGACCAGAATTGAGATGAATTGATACATCTAATGCTGCTTGTCTTTTGTTGCACTTAGTACAGATCTTTCTGAGGACGTCCGTCTGACTAGTTCCATTACTAACTGTACAATTATATGCCTTATGTCCTTTTTTCTTTAATAGCCTTACGACTTCTTTGCAGATTTTTCTGTCTTCTCTGCTCTCATCTAATAAGTCACTTGCTCCACAGGCAATCTTACCTGCGGGGTTGTGACCGCCATGAATATTATATACTGCCATTATTCTTCCTCCTGATCTTTATTTACTACTTTGTCTGCTACTTCTAAACCTTTTGTTAATGCTTTGGGTACGTTATATCCTGCTTCCACAAAATTTTCCACGATAGATCGAATCTCGTTGATCAGCAATGACGCCAATACAAACCATCCGAGTAATGTTGTAACCCCAAGATCTACACCAATTACTTTTCCAATCTCAATGAAAACTGCTGATGATCCGAATGCTACCATTATCATGATCCAGTATCCTAACTTTTTCATGACACCTCTCCAGCCAATTCGTGAACTTACTTTTCCTTCCATCTTCGCGCCCATCCAACCAGTAAACTGATCCGCTACATTCAGTGCCAGATAAGCCACAAAAAGAATCCAGTGTTCGCCTAAAATGTAACTCAGTACGGCAACGATCGATCCGGTCACTGCGTTATATGTGTCAATTACATTGTTTGTCATTTTCTTCATTTCCCTCACTTTCCTTTCTTTACAGAAAATATTATTTTGTTGCATAAAAATAAGACCTTTATAGGTCCTGCTCTGATTTCCATATTCTTCTTCATTCTATTCTCCCACTTCTGCATCTTGAATCTCATAAAACTTATTTGTGAACTCTGCAATATCTTTTCTGATCTGCACTTTGTTCGCTTTATAAAGATTCCGATCCTGGATTGTCTGGTTTACATTATCGTTACCTGCTCCGTCAGACGTGACGTTTGCAGACAAATAAACCACCTGTTTATCTACATCTCCGTCTTTTACTGTGATTGTTCCTGTAAGTGTTGTGCTTTTCTTTGTTTCTAACATAGTTATGCTCCTTTCATTTTTGCATAAATATAGGCATCAGCGATTAAGCCAATGCCTGAGTTAATTGTTTTATTGTTTTTTCTGCCTGCAGTAATCTTGTCTGCAGATCATTGATGATTGCTTCTTGCATGTCGATTCGACCTGCTTGATATATTAAATCTTTTCTGGTCTTTTGGATCATGAAGGTATTTGCTCCGATCAATTCATCGTATGCCAACGTGTAAACCTCAGTCATATTTTTTTCGCCATATGTTTTTTCAGCATACTCCGGATCTATATGATGTGTTGCACATATGCCAAATTGTTCGTTGTAAGATTTCCCATAATCGTTCAAAACACTATTTACATTCTGTGCCTTGAAACCTATGTGATAGGAATTATCGGTATCATCTTTGAATCTGTACTTAATTGGCTCCAATTGCATATAAGATTTGATAAAATCGTCATCAAAGTGTCGGAAATCTTTCTTGATTCTTTCGTCAGAGCTGTTACGGAACCCTTTTCTGGAGCTAACTCCTGATGTTTCTATATACATCATTCCAGAACCAGAATCTCCGTTTACATAAAACGCATGATATCCAGCATAATAATAAATATTGTTTGTGTTATTATAGTTACCACAACTTATATATGCATCAGCTCTATCTTTCCATGTATAATGCCCACCTGAAGCATTATAAATCCAACCATCCGCAATAAAATCTGTTGCATATAAATTTCGATAGCATTTAACCCCATCACCCATCGATAATATGCGGCAATCACCGCCCCATTTAAATTCAAATCCCGTGGATGATAAAAAAGAGGAATTATTGTCTGAGTAAATGTAAAGCGTACCATTCATTATAGCTAACGCATCATTACTATTCCTATCATTACACATTAAATTATTTGCAAATACGGAACCATCATATGAAACAATAAAATTAGAATCTTTAGAATTTGTTCCACCTGCCCAAAACGCACAATCATCAGAGCCAATACCAGAACAAGTAGACCCGCTACCAGTTTTCAGATATGTATCGGTAATCTCATACTTACCAATTGTTCCGTTTATAGCAGTAATTTTTCCTGAAATATCGGCATTGCTCGAAGTTAATTTACCATCATACCCAACTCTAAAAGGAGCAGAATTGCTATCTTCTCCGCCTGCCCAAAAAGCCTGATTTCCGCCAATACCAGTACACGTAGAGCCACTTCCAGTGGTGAGCCATTGATCAGTAATCTCATATTTACCAATCGTACCTTCCGTAGCAGTAATCTCACCACTCAAGTTCGCATTCGTGGCAATCAAATTACCATTTGAATCCCAACTCAAATTAGGACTTGTAAAGCTACCATCACTCAGATTTAAGAATGATCCCTGCGTACCACCAGAAGAGATGTAGTTGCGAGATTTGATGGCATCTGTTGCGATTTTGTCTGCTGTGATGGAATTGGTGTAAATCTTGCCGCCATCAATCCATGTAGTATTAGTTGTCCAATTTGATACCAAACTAGCTTGCGGAAGATAGTCTTCAGGGGCTGGAGTCCAGTCTGTTGCTTTATTTCCTTTTTCAACTTTAAAGCTCTTTACCTGTACTGATCCACTTTGGATATAATCAGTTCTAATACCACAAGCCCAATATTCGTTTTTTACATGATATTTACTTAGTACGACAGAATATAGAAGTTCATATACTCCGCTCCCAGACAATGTCGGTCTAAGAGTTGATGGAAAATTCCCGCCGTCCCAAAGCGTAACATTTCCATATCCTTGCAACCATATTTGTATTGTTTTCCCACTTGCTGCTACAAGATTATCATATTTAATATACATATGAACTGTTATCGTATTGCCTACTTTTAGATTATCCAAATAAACTCGTCCAATATCAAAACAAGTGTTAGCACTACCAGTAAAATTTGTGTATGGTGTACTATATTCGTTAGATGTACCTCTTGCCAAGTTCCTGCCACCAACTTCTAAAACATCAACTTTGCTCTGCGCTACTTTCCCGATCTCATTTTTGGCATCCGTATTTAATCCATTAAAAGTAACCAAACCATGCATATTAATAGCAGATGCTACTAATGTTGCGGTCCGATCAGTCAGTTCGAAATCAGTTGAACTTGTACCAGACTTGACCAGCCAATTGAATTTATCAGCTGTTTGAGTTGCTACGGTTTCTGCTGCTGTGATTTGCTGATTTGTGTCCTCTGGTGCGATTGTAAAATCAGTTGCTTTATTTCCCGTTTCCAATTTCGGATGATAGAAATAAATAGCTGATTTACCAACAAAATTAAACCAATACATGTCAACAGTATTTAAATCATTAGCGATGGTAATTGTATATGTATATCGTTTCCATGTTGTTGTCAAGTCAAACACTTTAGTATAATTACCAGTAATACACGTTTGAATTTGTGATCCTGATGCAGCATCTGATTTAGCATAGAACGAATACGTATATTGCCCCGATTTAAAATAAGTATGTCGTTCTTTTGGTTCTAGCCAAGCGGCGCCATACGTCCCTTCAGAATTAACAATTTTAATTGCTTTTGAACCACCGTCAGGATCTGATTGTCCATAAGTAATCGCAAGTTTAGTTCCTTTAATCCATGTACTCATGGTATCAGCATCTCTTAACAGATTCCTGCCACCAATCTCCAGATTATCATACTTAGCTTCAGTAGCAGAAACTCGTGTGGTTAGCCCACTTAAGCTTGTTTCGATCGTAGTTGTCCTGGATGATACCGCTGCAATTGACTGATCCTGATTGTTTAACTTTGTTGTATGTTCGCCAATCGTGGTTTTCATACTGTTTACTGTATTAACAGTCGAATTGTAATTGTCAATTAGCGTGTCGTAATTTCCTTTGATCGTTGTGCTGTCTGAAATCAATGTCGAAATCTGTCCCTGCATTACACCAATGGATGTTGTGTGAGATGATATGATTTCATTTGTATCTTCTGGTGCTGGAGTCCAGTCTGTGGCTTTGTTTCCTTTTTCTACTTTAAGATCTTTTATCAACCAAGTGGCTTTATAACCCTTACCTTCTGGGTTACATCTAGTTCCAATTCCGATTTGTCCATCATCATTCAATACCATTGATGCTTTATACGTTACCCAAGTATCTTGAGTTGGTTTTGGAGATGTTAAGGAACTGGTAGCATATGGATTTGTACCAGTCTCATTTGCAATTAATAAATCATATCCATCTGATGCTGTTGTTTCAGACTTTACGTTTTTAGCTTTGAAGCTAATAGTAATTATTTGACCTGCATATTCTGTTAATCCAGTATAACGAGCTACATGCCAACCATTAGTAGCTACTAATTTATAAATTCGTTCTTCCGTACTATAAGCGGTAAAAGAACCAGCCCACCCATTTTGCTTCCAATTAGAGTTAATTTCCGCTTTTGATGAACCAATGATTAAATTCCTTCCACCAACTTCAATGTTATTAACAGTAGTCTCTAGTGTATTAAATACAACATCAAGGGTCTGATTCCTATCGTCAAACGCGACAGTTGAAGATTTTAGCTTCGTCGCGGAACCATTAACCTCTTTAATAACACTGTTGATATCCAGTTTTGAACCGGCAATATTTGCATCATCAGCTACAACACTATCTCTAATGATCTTTCTCTGAATCGTTTTCTCTGTAGCTCCAAGTGCATCCCATATCAGATTTCCATTCTTGTCCCAGACAGACATACTGTAATCGTTCGAAGCATCTTTTCCGATTTGGACTCTGACACGGTTTGCATCGGATATCTGAATAGTGTTATCACTCCATTTTGACTTACCATCAGAACTATGTACCGTCAGATTTGTTGTATTAATGTCCATGCCTGTGATCTTATCAAACGACAGATTCTCAATCATAGCATTTTTGATCATACCGTTTTCGATCGTCGTATTCTTCGATGTCAATGTTAAGTTCTGAATGTTGTCAGACGTAAGATTCCCGTTTACTAATGTATTCAGATCAGCATAATCACTTTCTAATACTCCAACTCTGCCAATTGCTGCATTGAGGTCCGTGATCGTAGCTTTTGTTGCAACTAGTTTATCGATCTCTGCATCTTTTGTTTTCAGCTTTGTAATCTCAGCGTTGGTAGTATTTAAATTCGTAATCGTTGCATAAGTAAGTTTTGCATCTGTAGCTTTTAGGTAATCAGCCTCAATATTCGCAATTCTAGCATTCGTTGCATTAAGATTCGTCGCGGTTGCTTCTTTAAATGTTGCATGGTCAGATTCTAAGGTGTTGATTTTTGCATTTGATGCCTGCAAGTCATCTGTGAATGTCTGTTTAAAATTTGCCACATCAGTTTTTAAAGTTTCAAACTCACCTGTTTTAAATTTCAAAACATCTCCAGACAAATTCTTGATCGTTGCATTTGTTGCTGTCAGATTATCCACCATGAGTTTTTTTACAAACGCTAATTCGTACTCAACTCGTTCTGCCATTTCGGTTATAGGACCTTTTGTGTCAGAATCATCTTCCTCAGCGGTATTCCCATAGCTTGCAATTGTCTGCATCAATCCACCGTCATAACTTGTTATCAATGATATGATCGGTATTGTAAATTTCGTGCCATCATTTTTTACAGCAGTAACAATATCTCCGATATCAAGCCTCGTATCTCCGATAAATCTTAATGCTGCAGGCGTGAATACTAAGCCTTGGACAGTATTGTAAACACCGTCTAATATACTCTGTGTCATAACCGGATTTTGCATACTTATGCCGGTAGCTCCTGATCCAGATGAAAGTGTCTGATCTGAGTTATCACATATCAGTCTTTTGATACTGAAACTTTCTTCTGTTTCTTGCAGATCGTTATAAAATATATTGCTTGGAATCTCGTAATCAATATCCTGATACCATCGAAACTCGATCATTCCAGTTCTTCCACATATAGCAAATTTGCCGAATAATCCTGCGATAAATCCGATGGTTTCTTTGTATGTATATCCATCAAAAGGATTTACATATGTTGTGATCACTTCGCTTTCCTCGGTTTCTTCGTTGTAATCACCCTCCTCAATGATCGCTCTTTGATTAATCTGGATTCCTCGTTGTAATGTAGATGTATCAATCGCCACGCCTGTCATCGTGCTGATTTCAGCCAATACATCTACTGCATCAACTGGATATCCTAATTTGGAATAATATGCCCCATTGCATCTGCTTGCTAATCTGTCATATGCGGTAAACGTAACCTTGTTGCTTTCAATCTTGGGATTCTGGATCGTATATAACCCCATCGGAATATATTCCATCTCTCCATCGACTTCCACGCCGATCTCCAAGCTGACTTCTTTTCCAGACAATGCAATTCCTTTATTCTCAATCGTTGCCTGAACATAGCTCGCCACTGCACTCCCGATCGTTATTTCTTCCGCACCAGACGTTATTGTAAAATTCTTTACAGATTCTACTAATACTTTTTCGTTCTCCAGAAGCCTTGTATTAAATTTTCTGTTTGACCCTGCTATTGCATCGCCAAATTTTTTACTTGCCTGATACATATAGCATCACCTCCGGCTAGTCTTCGATCATAAACATCAGGTCTTCAATATCGGCTACAGATGGGATGTCATAGCGATCTGCATTTTCACATCGTTCAAGTTCTGCGAATGAAACTTTCATGATATCAATATCAGTATCCACTTCCTGCAGTTCTTTGATTTCTTCATTTACAATCTCTTTGCTTTCATCTGTCATTTCATACTGGTTTTCTTTCACGATCGGCTTATCGTCCTTATCTTTTTCTGCGTATCGTTCACAGATCTTAAGGCGGTTTTCATCATATTCTTCGATCGCTTTTCGGAATGCTTTCATATTTTTAGAAATTGCATATCCTAATTTTGCCGTGTAAACTTTGCTTGACTGTTTTACTAATCCTTCGTGGATTCTCATAATCTCTTTTAACTTCATTTCCATCTCTCCTATTTCTGCACGATCTGAACGCTCGCACTTTTATAATAATAAATACCATCTCCGATATACCCCAGATGTTCTTTTGTAAGAGTTCCGCGGTATACAGTGATGGTATGTGTTGTTCCCATGTCTCTAAATGTGATCGGAAAGAATCCTTTCACAAGATTATTTTTTATCTTCTTAACTTCGGACTCTGTGAGGACTCCCCACTTGATATCCAATGTCTTTTTCTCTGCAATTGCTTCTCCGATCATATCTCCTGATGATGATCGTTCGGTATTGGCACTCCAGATGATTTCGTCTGAAGTGCTTAGTTCAACCGGCTCTGGTAATGCAGTGTTTCCACATGTCAGTGTTGCCATCTTATTTCTCCTTAGATCAGGATCGGTCGTTTGCCGGCTCTGATATCTGCGTTGTTGTTGTCATTTACGGTTTTAGTTATTTTCTTCCCATCCAGGTAAACATCTGTATCAATAGATTTGACAGCATTGATCAGTTCCATGAGCAGGCGGATGATTTGATCATCTTTACTGCTGCCACCAGATAATTCTGCTGCTTTCTTTGCCATGGCGATCATCTTATCTTCTGGTGCTACGACCTCACCTTGATGGCGGTTATCTCCGATCATGGCTAGCTGTGGGGTGTTTTTCTTTACGTATCCACCTTGAGCAAGATGCTTAATTGGATTTTTGCCAAAAATCTTTGCTTTACTTAAAACTCCATTTAATTTATCAATGATATGTGTATTTACCCATCCTTTAACAGAATCAACCGCTGTTTTTACTCTTGCCGTCAATGTTACAGTTTTTGATTTTAAAGAGTTCCAACCTTTTCTTATCTTTGATATTGCACTTGTTGCTTTATTCTTTGCGTATGCTTTTAATGTTGCTGTTTTATCTTTAACTGTCTTAAAAGCATTTTTTATTGACGTTAGACCTTTTCCTGCCTTATTTTCAGCCTGCCCAATAAGAGTTACTGTTTTATCTTTTACAGAATCCCAAGCTCCCTTAAGTTTTGCAATTACACCAGATGCTTTTTCTTTCGCTTCCGCAATTAATTCAGCACCCCTGTCTTTGATAGATTCCCATCCAGATTTTAATTTATCAATTGCTCCTTCTGCCTTTTCCTTAGCAGTCGCAATTAATTCAGCACCTCTGTCCTTAATATTCTCCCAAGCATTATGCAATTTTTCTAATGTACCTTGAGCTTTTTCTTTTGCTTCAGCAACTAAAGTTGTCGCACGATCTTTGATGGATTCCCATCCTTCTTTCAGATTTGCGATCGCACCATCTGCCTTTTCTTTCGCTTCTGCTACCAATGATGCCGCTTTGTCTTTAACGGACTCCCAACCTTCTTTTAGGGTGTTCAGCGCACCTTTAACCTTTTCTTTGGCTTCAGCTTCCAGTTTAGCTTTCTTGTTCTTGATGCCTTCCCAAAGTTTTTTGATTGATTGGATTGGATGAATGTTCTTCTTCGCCCATTTCCATAGATTTTTAAATCCTGTAGCAATTCCAATCAAGAATTTTCCAAACTTGGTTTTCTTAATTTTTCCCCAGTTTTTATAAATCAAAATACCTGCAGCAGCTAAAGCTGTGATCGCTACAATTACTAATCCAATTGGACTTGTAAGAAACGCCATTGCTATTCCAAACGCTTTCGTAACAACTGTGGCAATTGAACATGCTGCGCTCCATGCTTTTGTAGCAATTGTCATTGCTGTCTGTGCTACTTTAGTCGCGATCATGATAGCTTTATTCTTGATCATCTGTGCTGCTTGTTTTACAAATTCTACTGTTGTTTTTGCAATTCCGACAGCTAAATTCTTAACATATGATGCACCCAACAGAATTGTCTGTTTAATATCGGCTGCTTTTGCTGTTACGGCAAGTTTGATCTTACCTGCAAGAGTAGCAAATGATTTTGCAAATGGAGCAACTGCATCTTTAGCATATAAAGCATTTAAGTATAATGTTTCTGCTTTATCTTTGATCTTCGCTACTGTTGCAAGCTTAACCATTTCAGCGAGTGCTTTGAATGCTTTTCCTGCACCGCCCATCTGACCGATAAGTGACAAAAATTCAATTCCTTTGACTGCTGCATTAAAACCAAGAAATGCTACCGTGATTGCCTGCACTTCGCCTTGATGTTTATTGATCCAGTTTGCTAATCCGTTCAATCCCTTAACCAGAAGATCTAAGAATCCGATGATCGCATCTCCGACAAAGTTAGCAAGCGATTTGAATAAGTGATCCCATGCCCACTGCCATAGTGGCTGCAATGCTTTGCATACTGCTGTCAGTACATTTAGTGCTGCAGCTAATAATTCAATCAGTTTTGGAGCAAGTTTCTGCATCGTCCATTTTCCTAATGGTACCAACATGTTCTTCCAGATCCATTTGAAAGCACCTATTGCAACCTTACTAAATGCACTAAAAGCTACTCTTAGCTTATCAATTGCTTTTCTAAGATTATCATAGCCTTTTCCAAGTTTCGTAGCTTTTTCATCTTCTCCTGCAGGAAGAGAACCCATATCCACAGTACCGCCAGATGTTCCACTACCTGCAGAACCTGTACCAGAAGATGGTGTAGAACTCTTTGATCCGGATGATCCTTTTGTTTCAGTCAATTTATTGATCTGATCAAATCCCATCAATCCAGAAATCTTCTTTGCTGTTTTTTTTGCAGTGTCTCCGACTTTTTTTGTTGATTTGTTCAGGCTGTTAGAAGCTCCTGTTGCCTTGTTTAAGCTATCTGATACTTTTCCCGCACTTGCTGCAGTCTTATCAAGACTTGTAGATGCCCCAGTGCTCTTCTTGCCCATGATCATTGTAGTAAATGACTTGAATGCGTTTGCAAGAGTCATCAGCTTTCCAAGAACGGTATTGATCACTTTAACAATCGGTAAAAAGAGATTGATCAATCCTTGTCCGATCGATGCCTTTAAGGAATCAAATTGTAATGATAATATCCTGATCTGGTTCGCCCACTGATCAGAGGTCCTTGAGAAGTCCCCTGTCGCATTCTGCAACTGTTGCTGTACGAATGCATATCTTAAGGCTACTTTCTCCTGTTCCGTCATGGCACTGGTCGTTTTACCGAATCCATTTGCCAGTGCGTATTGATCAAGAGCTGTCTGTGTCATTACAATTCCTAAATCTTTCAACGTCTCCGTTTCTCCGGAGAACACGGATTTCAGTTTCGTGAAAGCTTCGTCCTGCGAAATGTTATAGAAAGAAGCAACATCTCCAGCAAGTCCAGTAAGAGCCGTGCTCATCTTGTACGATTCTTTTTCAGAAAATCCAAAAGCGTTCGCCATCGCTCCGAATGTTCCTGTAAACTTCTTTGCCATCGTTTCAGAAAGTCCAAATGTACTTACTGCATTTTGTGCAAATTCGTTTACTTTTTTGTTCATTGTTGGAAATACTACATCGACAACGTTCTGTACCTCTGTCAGATTTGATCCTAGCTCAATACAGTCTTTCGCAAAACTTGTTAATTCTTTTACAGCAAAAGCACCGGCAAGCATCTTTCCTGTTTTCTTTGCGAGATTCTGTATTCCACCTAACTGTTTATTAAATTGTTGCTGATTGATCACCAGATCTAAGCCAATCTGTCCTGCACTATCTGCTGCCATACTTATCACCTACCTTGCTTTTTCACAAAGTAGGCTGGCTTAGCTACTACAACGGTGCTTACCTATGCTCTTCCCTTTGCGGATCCATACTATATTTACCTGTTTGCATCGGGGACATTTAATTTCCCCTTTTACATATTCTGCGACCATCAATGTCTGTCCGCATTCCTTACATTTTATCTTTTCAATTTGTTATACCTCCTGCCATATCAATAAATGCCTGTTTCATCGTTTCTAAGAAATCATTCGTTTCTTTTTCTGTCTTTGTCTTAGCGGCTTTTCTTCTCCACTTGTTCCTGATCTCTTTTTGTTCCGGAGTAAACTCTTTGATCACTTCGTTGTCATCTTCTAATCGGATAGATACGATCCGTCCTAAGGATGTATCTGGCCCTATTCCACAAAGCAGAGCTTTGAACTCGTGCCATTGCATTTCCTTAAATTCTTTGGAATAGATTCTGATTCCATACTGCTCCGCAAATGATGATACGATCAGATCCCAATCTTTAAACAGATCATATCCAGGATCAACTACTCCCCCGATTCTTCTTCACCATCAGTTCCAGAAATTAATGAAATTGCTTCCTGAACAACTACGGTATAATCATCAAATTTCAGATGAAGCTTTGCTAAGTCTTTCTGTGCTTTATCTGTAAAGATCAGCTTGCAAAGTTTTGAGATCGTTCCTGGAGTCACATCGTCTTCTGCATCTCCTAACTCTCCCATGACTTCGATCATAGTTGTCGCATCTGCATTCACTTCATATTTCTTTCCGTTGATCACTAATGCCGGATTCTCTTCAAATTTCAGCTTATCTGTAATATCTACTACTTTTCCCAT